ACCTTATCCGATGCGCTATCTAAAGTCTGAAATTGCCCCATATTATTAGCGCTAAGCAACCCAGCTTTTAGTTTAGCATCTCTAACTTTTTCAATCTCTTTTAACTCGGCTTGATACCGCCTTACTGCCAGCTCAGTTTCACCCATGTATGAGCTTTTCGCCTCAAGTAACTGTTTTTCGCGAGTCGATTGTATAAGCTCAAGTTCTTGCTGTTTTTGCTGTTCCAGGCCATCTAAAGCAACCTTTCTTTGATCTTCAGAGAGTTTGCCTTCAGCAACTAATCGCAAAGAATTGGTTTTATATGTGTAATCAAGCTTTTGTTCTTCAGTCCACTTATAACCATTTACTTCAAAATCAAATTGCTTCTGAGCTAACTTGTCTTCAGCATCATAACGCTCATTAATTTTTGGGATTAAATTTGATTGACCTAAAATGGTTGCTTTGTTGATTTCCTCCTCACGTTTTTTGCTTCTAGCAACTGTTTCTGAGTCATATGTTGCCTGTAGCTGCTTAACTTCCTCAAGAGTTTTAGCACGTGCCTTATATGCTTCATCTTCAAACTTTGAAAGATCGCCGATTGCTTTTGAGGCTGCTTCGGGGTTATCCCCTAAAATTTTACTAAGCTGATTATAGTAAGAGTCTTGTTTGGCTAAATGCTGTGAAGCTTTAGCTTTGCCAAGCTTTTTCCCGTCATAGTCCCAGCCAACAAAATTTTTGGCAACGATTCTCTCTAAACTTCGATAGTCTAAATCGTCATTAAGAAGAGCTGCTTTAGATTTACTATAACTTTTATCGGTCATCGCCTCTTGCACAGCATGTTTAGCCATTGCATCCAATGCATCTTGAGTTTGCTGGATTTTACCGTTTTTATCCAAGACTCCTTGCCCTTGTAAAGACTGCATTAATTTAGTTGAGCGACTTTTTTGCCATGATAAAAATCCTGTGTTGGTATAACCATTATTGGCATCTTTGTGACTACCAAACATTGCCTCATTTCTAAAATCAGTCTCTCGTCCAACTTGAGCTGTCATTACACGAGCTTGTTTATCGCCTAAGCCTGCATTACGGAAGGATTGGTAAACCCGAAGCATATTTCTCACTCGCTCATTATTCCCCGCAAGTAGAACAGCTTGTTTGGCAGACTCTTTGGTTTGTTTTTCAACCTCTTTTGTTTGCTTTCTGCTAGATTCGGTAATACTTTCTTGTAAGTCCTTGACTTCCTTCTGCTTCTTATACCAAGCCTCAAAAATTGCATATTCCTGACCAGTTAAACTTCTAGTCATCGGAATTTTATTGTCGGTATAAAACTCTGATGCCGCACGCGCCTTATCAAGACCCTTTTCGCCACCACCAAATGCCTTAGTGTTTTTTATAAGAAAATCATTTTTCAGATTATCTTTGTTGGCATTGTCTCGTAATTTATTAAGCTTTTCTTGTGCAGCGACTTGGTTATTTAATTCATTTGTTTCTCCTTGTTGAGCACCAAGTACAGTTTGATGTTGTTTTAGGTACTCATTACGCAAGTCGTTTTGTTTCTTCAGCTCAGCATTAGCCTGATTTAACGCAATTTTAGACTGATCCGTTTTAATGGCATATTCTTGCAATTTCTTAATGTTATCAACCGGAACTTTGGCGGTACTGTTGAACTTACTCACAGCATCAGTTGCTGAAATTTGATTTAAAGAATATGCCTGAATTACCTTACTCAACGATTTAACTTGTTCTTCACTACCACCATTTAACCGAATGAATTCCACTTGTGCTCTTAGTGAATCAAGCATTTGTGTTTTCATGTCAGTGAAATTTTGAGTAGCTACTTTTGTTAAGTTTGTTTGAATTGTTAATTGCTTAATTGATTTGGCCGTTACCTCAACATGTTGTCCAGAAGTAGCATTTAAGAGTTTTAGAGCAGTATTACCCTGCTCAATCTTATTTTTTGATTCTGCTACTGCACTAGAGAACTCAATAAGTTTATCAATTTGAGTCTGACTAAAACGACCAGATGAAATCATCTTTTTTAAGAGATCACCTGCATCGCTTGCACCTGTAGCAATAGACTTAATGGCATTTTGATAATCTTCATAATCACTGCCAGATAATTTAAATAATTCCTTTTGGATATAAGCAAAACGTTTGATAGCTCCACTAGCATCATCAATTGCATCATTTTGCTGCTCAATCTCTTTGCGTAACCGCACACCCTCTGTTAATGCTTGCACAGTATTTAACTTTATGTACTTATCTGTTAAATCACTAACCGAGTCAGATTGTGTTGCAAGAGACTCTTTGACTTCATCCGAACTGCTGCTTAGTAGATAGAAAGATGCGGCTGTTGCTGCAATTGCTAAACCCATTGGGCTAAAAATCGCCATAAGCGCTGACTTTGCTAAAGCTAAACGGCTAGTAGCAACAGATTGCGCTGTTAAGGCTGCTGATAATCTTGCAGATGATGCTGATTGAGCTGTTTCTGCGGCAGCAACCTCCAACGCAACTTGAGCTTGTAATCGTCCTAGCTGAGCCATTCGTGTGATGGTAGCCGTGCGACCTTGTTCAGTGATTTGGGCTTTTAAACGAACTTTTTCGAGTTCTATTTCTGCCATGATCTGAGCATGAGTAGCTTTGATGTTCGTTAGTGTCACCTGCGTACTTTGTGCTTCGGCAAGCGCAGATTCCACTTCAGCTTTTGCTGCTGCAATATTTGCATTACGTTCAGCAATTGTGGCAAACACTTGTTTGGTTGACGCAGCAATACTCGCTTGTACAGCAACCGTTTTTGTTAAAACAGCTTTTGTCATTAAGCCAATACCAATGGCAAATGCACTGTCTGCAATTAAATTCAAATTATTTGCTAATAACTGAATCGATCCTGATAAAGCCTGTGCTGCCCCGCTTCCTTTACCAGCCTCTCCTACAAATTTAGTAATTTCATTATTAAGTAAAGTTAATGATTGACCAATTGTAATGTCAGTTTTAGCAAAAAGAGTATCAACTTCATCTTGGACATTTTTAAGTGCTTTAACGATTTCCTGTGAAGTGATTTTTCCTTCAGCAGCTACTGAACGTAATTCACCTACAGTAATACCCATACCTTTAGCAATAGCTTTAGCTAATGCTGGGGTTTGCTCCATTACAGAATTAAGTTCTTCTCCACGCAACGTTCCACTAGCCAAGGCCTGCCCGAACTGAACTAAAGCTGCATCAGCAGCTTCTGCGCTTGCACCACTAATTGCTACAGCTTTAGAAACTGTTTCAGTTAAACGTGCTGTGTCATCCATTGTGAGGTTTAAAGTTTTGGCATTATCACTAAAACGCTGGTATACCTGTAACACAGAATCCCAAGCTGAATAGGTTTTTTGAGCAATTCGGAAAGTGTCTTCCGTTGCTTTATTTAGTTCAACTTGATTGTTAGTGACTAACTTAAGGCGGTTTTGTAGTCCAGTATATGTATCCATCTTTGAGATGGCAGAACTTACTGTTACTAGCCCAGCCATATACCCAGCTAGTGCACGAGTTGCTACAGACATCCGGTCCATAGATTTCGAGGCGAAATCCCCTTTTTTGGTGATGCTATCCAATTCAACTGATAAGTCTTGTGCAGTGCGTTTCGCACGTTCCGAATCAATAACAATTACTAAGCGAGCTTCTTGAGCCATTTGACTTTCCTCTAGGTAATAAAAAACCGCCATAAACGGCGGCAATAAATCGAGACTTAACTAGGCAATACTTTTTGACTTTTCCAAGATCCATGAAGTTATCTCAGCCCCTAGATCTCCATACATTAATAATTGATAAGCTGATTTTGGCGAATAACGCGTTTCTTTTTCACCAGCTATTCCTGTTTTTGAAAGTTCAATATTTTCCCAATCCTGTATAAGATGAGTTGCGATAATTTTGGCAAACTCTTGGGCTGATAGCATGGCACTCATTCTAAAAATACTTTTTTTGGTACAAAGCATTTTATAGGCCTCACCAAATTCAGGATCAGAAAAAGGCTTAATCCTGAAACATCCAAAAACTTGATCATTTTTCTTAAAAACAAACCATTTGGATTTATCCGTCATATTTGCTTCCAAAATTTCGGTAATAAAAAACCGACCATTGATAGGTCGGTTTTAGGCTTTAATCGCTGCAATGATTTCAGGTAATTTCCAGATTAGAATTGGTATGGAAAACAAAATTAAAAAGGCAATAATTGTCTGCCATAAGCCATACTTTTCAATAGACACT